ATAAAGAATATCTGAAGATTGACCCGCTGAAAGAGGATCGTAAAAAGTTCCGTTCAGCGGTTCTCGAACATCAGATCTTCACAAAACTGGATTTCCTTCCAGACACTCAAGAACTGCTGAATCACGTTAGCAAGTTGCAAGGTGTTAATGTGGAGATTCTCACTTCGATGGGTACACATGACCCATTCCAAGGTGATGCTGCTAAAATCCAAAAGATTCAGTGGCTCAATAAAATGAATATTCCATATCGTCCAAACTTCGTACGAAACAAAGAGGAAAAAGCGCAGTATGCTACCCCCAGATCTATTCTTATTGACGACAGCGCTGGTTGTATTTCTCCTTTTAACGAGGCAGGTGGGCATGGTATTCTTCATACTTCTGCTTCTAACACTAATCGCATTCTCGACTCGATCCTTCTTCAATTAAGGTCAATTGATGCTTGATATTTTCCAACCGACCCTGAAATGGATCAAAGATGACTTTACTTCCAACCGTTTACGTTTTATTATCGAGCTTTGTGCTTGGCTTCTTAGTATTGGGTGCAGTCTCACTATGGCGATCACCGTCCCTAATCCGCCTCTTCTTTACTTGTATCCTGTTTGGATCAGCGGTTGTGCTATGTACGCTTGGGCTGCTTTCTCTCGGAAATCTTTTGGGATGCTGGCTAACTACCTCTTGTTGACCACGATTGATATGGTCGGTTTATTCAGAATGCTATGAGCCAATTAACACAAAAATATATTGCCACACCTGTACCTGTTATTTCAGCTACAAATATACCGTTTGTCAAACCTTTATCATATGAATTTCGTGTTGCTGAGTTTTTAGACGATGAAGGAAAGATTGAAAAGGTAAAATTGCAAGTGCAAGTTTGGGAACATGACGAATATGGCGCAGGTGTTGTAAAACAATTCTGGCACGATGTTCCTCGTCAGAAATTTGATAAGAACGGTTCTGCGATCGTTCCTTGACTTTACTTTAATTCAAAATTAGGGTATAATTATATTATGAATATCTTTTACATCCACTCCGACGCCAAGACTTGCGCTCAACAACACGTTGACAAGCATGTTGTTAAAATGATTTTAGAATATGGACAACTTTTATCTACCGCTCATCGAATTCTCGATGGGGTTCTTAGCAATGGTCTTTCTCCAACTGGACGAAAACGAACATCCTACGTTATACACGATCATCGTGAGCATCTTTTGTATTCTGCTACTCACGGCAACCATCCTTCCGCTAAGTGGGCTCGGCACGGAGAAGCCAACTACAAGTGGCTCTACTCCCTCTTCACAGAACTCCTCGCCGAGTACACCTACCGATACGGAAAGCAACATGCCACGTCCCGCTTGGTAGAAGTGCTGAAGAATCCACCAAACAACATCAACAAGTCTGAACCATTCTCTCCACCATGGCGAGCAATGCCCGATGAATTCAAAGTTGACGACACCGTTCAATCATATCGCAACTATTACAATGGTGGCAAGACTCATATGTTTAAATGGAAAAATCGCCCAACTCCCGATTGGATTATCACTAAATAAAAAGATAAGGAGTTATTATGCCCACATATGATTTTAGAAACAAAGAAACTGGTGAAGTCTTCGAACGTATTATGAAAATTGCTGATAAGGAGCAATATCTAATTGACAATCCCCACATCGAACAAGCGTTGTTGAGTGCACCTGCATTCACAGGGGATCATATCATTATCAAGAAGGATTCAGGGTTCAAGGAGGTGCTACAAAAAATCAACGAACGAGTTCCTGGTGGAATGAAAAACAGCGGATCTAGCCAACTTTAATAACCAAGGAGTATGCATGGCGACTAAGCGCACAGCAAAGACTCAAGATAATGAATACAGTGAAAAACCAAAACCCACAGTCAACAATAGCCTAAAGCTACGACTCGATGATCTAAAAACTTTCGAGCCATTGACTGATAATCAAAAGTTGTTTTTTGATGCATATACTGGCGGTGATTATTTCGTCGCATTACATGGGGTAGCAGGCACAGGAAAAACATTCATCGCACTTTATAAAGCGATTGAAGAAGTATTAGATAAAAGTAACCCGTTCAATAAGATTATTGTTGTACGTTCTGCAGTTCCTTCTCGCGAAGTTGGTCACCTTCCTGGTGATATTAATGAGAAGATGGACATCTATCAACAACCATATCGTCAAATCTGCGAAACCTTATTCGGTCGCAAAGATGCTTGGGATAGATTAGAAGAACAACACCATATTGAGTTTATTTCTACATCATTCATCCGTGGTATGTCATTTGATGACGCTATTATCATTGTTGATGAAATGCAGAACTTAACCTATGAAGAAATCGACACAGTTATGACTCGTGTTGGTTACCGTTCAAAGATTATCTGGTGTGGTGATTATCGCCAAACAGATTTGAACAAGAAGAAAAACGATATGTCTGGAATTTTAAAATTCTTCGACATTGCTATGCATATGCGTGCGTTCACTAAGATTGAATTCACAGCTGATGACATTGTACGTTCTTCCCTTGTTAAAGATTACATCTTAGCTAAGATTAGATACGAAGATAACGAACCTTAATGAAAACATTTATACATCATGATTTTGCGAAGTTAGAAAGGGATACAGCTGCTGACGGTCGTCGAGTTTACAAGACGCCAGAAGGTAAGCTGTATCCTTCAGTCACTTCTGTAACTGGTATCACAAGCACGTTCAACAAGAGTGCATGGATACAACGAGTTGGCGTTGATGAAGCCAACCGAATTACACAACGAGCACTTGACCGTGGTACTCGTGTTCACTCTCTATGTGAAAATTACCTTTTGGGTAATGAATTGAACATTGATATGTTCGATATTGAGATGTGGACAACAATGCGTAAACTTGTTGACCGTATTGATAACATCCATTGTTTGGAAACTCCACTGTATTCAAACTTTTTACAAACAGCTGGTACAGTTGACTGTATTGGTGAGTTTGATGGTAAGCTATCCGTCATTGATTTTAAAACATCTTCCCGTGTTAAAGGTCGCGATGATATCCACAACTACTTTGAGCAGACTGCAGCTTACGCTGTTATGTTTGAAGAACTAACTGGTATTCCAATTGGTCGATTGGTCATTCTTATGGCAATTGACGACGAAGAACCACGTGTGTTTATCGAGAAGCGTGATGGATGGATTGCTGGATTCCGTAGATCTCGTATGATGTACCGTCAAAAGTATGGAATATAAGAAGAATGAATGGTGGGTGACTCCAGTCTGGGAAATTGATACTGGTCTCACTCCAGAATACAACGCCCAGCTTCTTTACGATTTGAAAACATTCGGTAAGAAGTCATATAATCTTTGGCACGAGGATATTCCTTCATTGAAGCCTCTTCAAGCTAAGATTATGGAGGCTCTTGATAATACTGTTAAGGATTATTTCCCTTCATACTACCCATACAACCCAGTAATATATAATGGATGGGTTCAATCGCATAAAAGCGGTGAAATGCTTCACGTGCATGATCACGGTGGAGTTATTGTCGCTTGCGTCTATTATGTCAAAGCCCCTGAGAACAGCGGAGACCTGTTATTGATTGATCCACGTGGTAGCGTCAACTGGGATTGGGAATCTAATGATGGGTTTGATGGCGCAAAGTATAAAAGGGTTAAACCGAAGGAAGGTAAATTGGTTATTTTCCCAGGATATGTCCTCCACGCTGTAGACCCTAATAATTCTAAAGAAGAACGAGTGAGTATAGCTATCAATATTCATAACGCTATAAATAATTGAGATATACTCTAAACGAGGACAGAAATGACAACCCCTGCATCAGGACAAATAGCAATTAGCGACCTAATCGCCAACCAAGGCGGATTGAGCTATGCTAATAATTTAAATTGGCTAGATACCAATACAAAAGACAGTGTGAGTGACTTGAACTCAGCTCATGCCAGAGCAACCTACCAACGAAACGCTGATGGTAACTGTAACAATGGTAATTGTACAGCAGCAGGAGCAAACTGTGGTAACATCAACTGTCCAAATTGTTTAAACTGTAACGCAATTAACTGCGCCAACTGCGACACGAGAGAGTGGTTGCAAGGTAATTGTAATTGCGCATGTACATATAACTGTACCCAAAACACCTATTCTTATAACTGTAATTGTGACTGCTTAGTTTGCGCATGCGCTTGCTGGTAATATAAAAGGGATATTATGATTTTTGAGATTTTGACATCACACCCAACTGAGGGTAACAAGACATTTTATTATGATAATGAAATGAATATTCTTAAAGACGGAGAAGATACTGTCTTTGAATACCCTGAGATTCAAAAGCCTGAAATGGTTGAAACGCGAGCTTTCTCCAAAGATGCTCCGTTGAAAAAGTCTAGAGACATTCAAACCATCAAGATTCAACTAGGTTTGTCATGTAACTACACATGTGACTATTGTTCACAACGATTCGTTGAACGTCCACCAGAAACTTCTAAGAAAGACATTGAAACTTTCCTTGCTAAGTTGGATGTACTCAATATCACTGAAGGACAAGGTATTAAGTTTGAGTTCTGGGGTGGTGAGCCATTGGTTTATTGGAAAACCTTGAAGCCTCTGTCAGAAGCTATTCGTGAAAAGTATTCTCACTGGAAAACTAACACGCCATTGTTTAGTATGGTTACAAACGGTTCTCTATTGACTAGAGAAATCTGTTCATGGTTGTACTTCATGAATTTCAACATTGGTATTAGTCATGATGGTCCTGGTCAACATGTTCGTGGTCCAGACCCATTCGATGATCCAGAAAAGAAAGAGATTATCCTAGAGTTCTACAACATCATGCACGAGCAAAATCGTATCAGCTTCAACTGTATGATGAACCGTCGTAACACTAGCCGAAAAGCAGTTCGTGATTGGTTTGTTGCTTTGACTGGTAAAGAAGATGTTCGTATCGGCGAAGGTAACTTCGTGGATGCTTATGATGAAGCAGCTATTGAGAACTCACTACAAACATATCAAGAGCACTTTGATTATCGCCGTCAAGCGTTTAACGAATTGATGAGCAACGGTGCTAGTTTGAACTTCGGTAACACGCTAACAAAAGTTGATATGTTCACTCGCGAGCTACTTACTCACTTCGAGTCAAAGTACACTGGCCAGAAATGTGGTATGGACGATGAACACACTATCGCTATTGACCTAAAGGGTAACGTTGTTACTTGCCAAAACGTTTCTATCATGGAAACTAGCAAGAACGGTGAATCCCATCTAGGTGGAAACTTGGATGACTATGACAATGTTTCTATCAAGTCAGCTACTCACTGGAAGAACCGTGACGTTTGTGTAAAATGCCCTGTTCTTCATCTGTGTAAAGGTTCTTGCATGTACTTGGATGGCAAGTACTGGGATGTTACATGTGATAGCGCATATTCTGATAACGTGCCTTTGTTTGCTGCAGTCATCACTAGAGTTACTAATGGTTACATCCCATATGCTATTTCCTCTAAAGAACTACCACCAGATCGTCAAGACATTTGGGGTACAATTTTGAAGCACGAAGAAAAACCTAAAAAGAAAACTATCCCTATCAAGATCGTTGCTGAAGTTATCGGTAAAATTGACGATGTTGAGGTTTACGGAAAAACACGTTTGGAGAAATAAATGGAACTAACCTTACATGACCAAGTGGAAGCACTAAAACAAATTGAAAATGTGACGCTTGTTTATTGTAATGAACCCGACTTTGATGTGAGAACACAAGTCGGGGATGAGCCAGCACTTGCGTTCAATATCGAGCGTGGTGACAGGCTCATCACTCTTGTTATGCCAGATTCTTATTGGAAGACTAATCCTTTCACACCAGAAGCAGCAGCTCACGTTGCTGGTTGGTTTGACTTCATGGATGAAAAGGATATCAAAACTCAAACGTTCTGGTATCGTGTTTCTGAAGACTGCTTCATTCGTTTGAAGGGTACTCTAAAACTTAATGATGAAGACTTGCCAGAAAATGCTAAGAAGTTGGCTGAGGCTTATGCTTCAGTTGACCATGTAACTGGTGTCAAGGTTCGTAAGATTTTTGATTACATCCTTACAAGCGAACTACATTGTACTGAAGCATTACAGTTCTACTGTATGATTGATATTAAGTCACGACAAAGTGAATACCATATCAACATGTATTGCCCAAAGATTATTTGGGACAATCCAGAAGAGATTGAAAACCAAAAGGCTCGTTTACTTGAGCAAGTTGAAGATAGATTAGAACAAGAAAAACGTTTATTCGGATAATCATGCACAAATTTGTTATAATTGGCGGTGGCACTGCAGGGTGGGTCACCGCTTTGACCATTAAGAAGTATATTCCATACTGCGACGTTACAGTTGTGGCAAGTTCTGATATTGGAATCTTGGGCGCTGGCGAAGGTGTCACACCACACTTCAACGAACTGATGTCAAACCTTGATATTCCAATGCAGGGGTTGTTTGACAACGCCAAAGCAACTGTTAAAGCTGGTATCAAGTTTACTAACTGGAATGGTGATGGGACTGATTACTTTCACCCTTTCTGGGATGGTAAAACAGCTGTACACTTTGATGCTTCTCTATTGGCGAAATACCTACAAAGCATCGCTATCTCTCGTGGTGTTAAACACGTTGACGATATAGTTGTTGCCATCAATTCTAAACCAAATGGTGATATTAAGTCGTTCGCCCTACAAATGGGAAACCCTGTAGAGGCTGACTTTGTGTTTGACTGTTCAGGTTTACATCGTTTGATTATTGGTAAACACTTTAACGTTGAGTGGAACTCATATGACCACATGCTACCATGTAATCGAGCACTACCATTCTTCATTCAGAGCGATGATGATAAGCCAGAATATACTGAAGCCATAGCTATGAAGTATGGTTGGGTTTGGAGAATCCCAGTTGAAGGTAGATATGGTTGCGGATACGTTTTTGACAAACGTTTCATATCAGACGAAGAAGCTATCACTGAATTGAAAGAAAAGTTTGGTAATATCACAGTCCCTCGAGCTTTTGAGTTTAAGGCAGGTGCCTATAAAAAGACTTGGGTGAATAACTGTATCGCTATCGGATTATCTGCTGGGTTTACTGAGCCACTAGAAGCAACTTCTATCTGGATTCAGATTCTTTCTCTACGCCACTATCTGCTTCAACACGAAGCGTTTGTTAGAGGTGATCCGAACGTTAGAAACTCGTTCAATGAGTATGTTAGTGAAACCAATACTTACATGGCAGAGTTTATCCACGCTCATTACCTAACTAATAGAAGTGATAGTGAGTTCTGGACAACTTTCAAAGAAAAGAACCAAACGCCAACATACGTTAAACGTGTTATTGACTTTTCAAAGTCTGGTTTAGAACCACAACACCTAGAATATGTAAATATGATTCATCGACGTAAGTATGAGTCGCCTGTTGTTATTAAAAGTTGGGATGTTATTATTAATGGCTAATTGTATTATATTATCAGGTGGAACATGGAGTCCAGATGGCTGGTGCACAGTTAAACGATCGCTTGGTCCATACCGTGTTGCTTCAGCTTTAGAAGACCATGGTTATTCTTCATTCGTTCTTGACTATATTGAGAATTTTAGCACTGATGAAATCATCCAAGCGTTGGATAAACATATCGGCGATGATACTATCTGGTTTGGCTTTTCATCCACGTTCTTCTGGCTCCAGCAGAAACAATATAATAACGCCAGAACATCAAACGATGAACTGAACGAAATGTATTACACTGAATATGAAGAGGTCAAGAAGATTATTGACTTTGTGAAAAGTAAAGGTGTAAAGATTCTTTACGGTGGCGCAAAGGCTCCATACTTTTCGTTGAATGATGTTGATTCCAATATTGATTACTATGTTACTGGCAATGCTGATAATGCTATTGTGGACATTACGAATTATCTAGCTGGTAAGGTTGAAACTATCCAGCATTTGAACGATAGAACGATTGATTCAACGAAATACCCAGAACCTGATGTTAAGAATATTCCAACTCGTTGGTGGAATCATAACATCATGAAGAATGAAGGATTACCTTTAGAGTTATCACGTGGTTGTATCTTTAAATGTAAGTTCTGCGACTTTCCGTTGACTGGTAAAAAGAAGGGAACATACTTACGTGACCCTGAGCAGATTAAAGACGAGATGATTAAGACCTGGGAAGCCCATGGCACTGATTCTTACTTCTTCACTGACGACACCTTCAATGATGACAATGATAAACTTGAAGACTTGCATAAAGTCTTTACCAGCTTACCATTTAAACCAAAGTTCGCTTCTTACCTAAGAGTTGACTTGATTAACAAGTACCCGCATCAAGCTGATTTGTTAGCGGAGATGGGTTTAATTGGTACGTTCTTTGGTCTAGAAACTATGCAGCCTGAATCAGCCAAAGCAATTGGTAAAGGGTTGCACCCAAACAAAGTTAAAGACCGTTTGTATTGGTTAAGAGAGCGTTGGGAAAACAAAGTAAACATCGAAGCTGGTTTTATCCTTGGTTTACCATATGACACTCTATCATACTTCAACGATTTGCTAATGTGGACGCTGGAAAAGGATAATCCAATCCAACACATCAACTTCTACCCATTGATGTTGTTCCATTACAAAGACCATAAAGAGTTACAGCGTTATTCTTCCGAGTTTGCTTTGAACCCTGAAATCTACGGTTACACTTTTGATAACAGTATTTGTAATTGGGATTTGAAATCACAGAAGCTGAACTATAATATGTGTTTAGATATTTCTAAGAAGTTTAGTGACTTGAGAAACCCAATGAATAAGGTTGCTGGCTTTTACACCATCACCAGTTTGAATACAGGTGTTCAACTTGATGACATATACACATTAACTCAGAAACAAATTCGAGAAAAGTACGATATACCTGCTATGAACAAATCGCGAGTTGAAGAATACAAGAGGATGATTTTATGATTGTGGAAAACGTCTTTGGTTCACCAGTTGTAAGAGTGAAGTGTAACGATACTTCTCTGTGGCGAAATGAAACTCTAAACAATAGCATTGAGATGATGTATAAGTCTCCAGTTGTAATTAACCGTGTGCGAGAACAAGTTGGTGATTCTCATTTCGGCGCTGGGATGACTACTGTTGGCCAACCTTATCCATTAGTCACCCTTCCTGGTGTTAAGGGATTACGGGAATGGGTTCGTCAAACTCTGTTGGATGCTCGCCCAGCTCTTGGATATGAAGGTAAAGGTACTGACGTTCGTTTTAAGAGAAGTTGGACTAATCGCTTGTTGAAAGGTGGTTATGGTTTATGCCACAATCACGTTGGTATTGATAACTACATGGCTATGTCAGGATATACTCCAGAAGACTTTAGACCAGACGTTGTTTCAATATTTTACGCTGATGTCCCAGAAGGTAGTTCTAACCTTGTATTCATAGAAGATGGTAAAGGCGATACAAGAATTGAAGATTATCCGCCTGAACGTCAATATTGGTTACAACCTATTGAGGGTGAACTTGTAATGCATACACCAGAGGTGTGGCATGCAGTAAGTGTTCACATGTCAGAGATCCCAAGAAACGTATTCGTATTTGATATTGACTTTCAATAAATTTTAATATATAATATAAGTTATTGCTGTAATCCCTTCAAAGCGAAGGACTTCTGGACGAGGGTTCGAATCCCTCCACCTCCACCATAAAGAATATTGTAGCGGGTTCGCAAGTATGAGTCGCATTCCAAAGAGTGCCCTTGAACTGGATATAGTGTTCTTTATAATGGGGGTGCATATGGTTTCGACAGGGGTAGATAGTAGAGACGGCAGCACGGTAGGCGATGACCGTAAATCAAGCAAACTAAGTAAATGCAAACGACAACGTTTTCGCATTAGCAGCCTAATCACTGCTTAGGGTTTCGGTGGGTTTCCTCGTAACAGAATAACCCACCATTTACATTAAAGGATAATTATGTCAGTAACATTGAAGAATTTAGAAGCAGCACTTGCTGGTGAGTCTATGGCTCATATCAAATATCGCTATTTCGCGAAGTTAGCCCGTGCTGAAGGGTTTGAAGAAGTTGCTAAGCACTTTGAACATACCGCTGATCAAGAAATCCTCCACGCTTGGGGTCACCTTGAATTGTTAGTTGGTAAACCAGATACACGTAAGTGTCTTGAGTTGGCCATTGAAGGTGAAACGCATGAGTTCACCGTCATGTATCCAACATACGAAGCAGTTGCTGCTCAAGAAGGTAACGCTGTTGCTCGTGGCGAGTTCCAAGGGCAAATCAGTGAATCAAAAGAACACGCTGAACAATTCAAGAAAGTTCTAGCATTGGCTGAGAAGCGTTTTGCTGCTCTGGCTAAAGTTGAAAAGCGTCACGCAGAAGCGTATCAAAAAGTTAAGGAGTCTCTATGAGCGAACGTATCTATGTCTGTATTGTTTGTGGCCACCAATTGAGCGAAGCCGACTGGTTGAGCCTTCCAGATACTGTTAACTGCCCAGAATGTGGTGTTAGCAAAGATGACTATGTTCTGATGGACTGATGTTAGGTATTGTTTTAGGTAATGGACCAAGTAAACAAAGATACGACAGAAGTGGCGACTTTGTACTTGGTTGCAACATACCAACTGATGACTTCAGTGTAGATGCAACCATTATATGTGATGAAGAAATTGCATGGGTTCTTAAGAATAACTTTACTTTAATTGATGTTCCAGTTATAATATCAACTAAGGTGTTTGAAAAGTTCAAAGAGTTTGGTATTGAGAATCAGTTTACAATACTTCACGTATTCAAACCTAAAGACTGGTACAACGCTGCGCACTATGCAGCTGAGTTCTTGATTGGTCGAGGATGCGACGAGGTTCATCTCTGGGGTTGTGATTCTATATTCTCAAATACAACTTCTTCTACAACGGGTAATTTGATTCCATCAACTACTACTGGTGATGATAGGTTTATCAAAAACTGGAGAAGAGTTTGGAATGAGATACACGTTAGAAACCCTGATGTGCATTTCGTGGCTATGAGATTACCTAAATAATAATGTTCCGAACTTGATTCGGGGAGTGGCGAAGTAACCACTTTAAAAACTTCATTTCACACATCACACAATTAGGAGAAACCTATGTCAAATATGACACCGTTCGAGATTCGCCTTGAACTATTAAAAATGGCGAAAGACATGCTTGTTGAAGAATACTACGGTAAGAAAGAACAAGTTACACAAGATTGGCAAGTTAAGGTAGACAATGCCCGACACAACGGCTCTGTTCCTCCGGAACACCCTGTTATGCCAACTTATCCGACGGAAGCTGACGTTGTCGCAAAGGCAGCATTATTAAACGGCTTCGTATCGCAAATCCCACAACAAGATAATACAAAGACTAGCAAAAAGTCCACCTGATAGGGATCTGGGTGTGCATCCGCACACCCATTAACTAATAAAGGAGATAATTATGCGCAAAGCAAAATTACTACTATTATGTACATTTTTATCATTGACCGTTATATTTGGAGCTGGTCAAGCATATGAGAATAGAACCTTAGATATCGCTTATAGCGATTTAACTATCGACGCTAAAAAGCAAGTAGATTGCTTAGCAGAAAACATTTATCACGAGGCTGGATTTGAACCAGCCGCAGGTAAACAGGCAGTTGCGTTAGTTACATTGAACCGCACTCAAGATGAACGATTCCCTCAAAATATTTGTGGAGTTGTTAAACAGAAAACCCAAGGGACTTGTCAGTTCAGTTGGTTTTGTATGCCTGTTAAATTAAGAAAAGAATCTGATGCATTTAGAGAGTCAATGAGAGTTGCCCTCTTCGTGTATGCAAATTATGAGAAGTTGAAGGACATCACCCATGGTGCTCTTTACTATCATGCAGACTACGTTAATCCTAGATGGCGTAACGTGGAAAAGACAACCGTGATTGGTCGTCATATATTTTATAAGGAAAAGACGAGATGATGAATAAACTAAATTTACAATTAACTGATGGTGGTGATTCGAAGCATTCGTTTTTCCTCATGATGGAAGAAATCAGTTTGTCAACTTGTAAGGCTGCAGTTGAGTGGATTCTTGACGCTAACTTTACTGAAGAACGACCAGAGATGCTTAATCTGATTATCACTTCTCCTGGTGGTGACTTGAATGCAGCGTTTGCATTGATTGACGTTATGCGAGGCTCTGCTATTCCAGTTCGTACAATTGGACTTGGACAAATCGCTTCTGCTGGTTTAATGATTTTCATTGCTGGTGAAAAGGGTCAACGTATCTTGACACCAAACACATCTATCCTCTCGCACCAATATTCTTGGGGTGCAATTGGTAAAGAACACGAACTGTTCGCCCAAATTAAAGAATTCGATCTTACAACTAAGAAGGTCATTGATCACTACAAGCGCAGTACTGGTCTTGCAGATAAAAAGATTCGCGAAGTTCTGTTACCACCACAAGACGTTTGGTTGAGCCCAATCGAAGCGAAGAAACTTGGTTTATGTGATGATGTAAAGGATCTAAAATGAAATCAGATTATATCGCAACTCTAGTTGCAATTACAATATGTGTTATGGCAGCTATTTCCGCTTCAGTCTACCACAATGGTCGCGAGTTGGATGCAATGAAGTTTAATATTGAGTCTGCAATTGTAAAGGGTATTGACCCAATTGCTGTAAAGTGCGCATATGGTAAAGCAGACTCGGTCTGTATCGTTTACGCATCAAATAGAAAATAACGCTTTACTTTTATCGGAAAATAGGGTATAATTATATTATGAAAACAAAACTTGAACTTCAATCCGACCGTCAACAACTGTACATTGAGAAGATGCAACTTGATAAATTCTTCTCAATGTATCTTGAAAAATTTGGAGATAAGATGGACTCCGATAAACCTAATACAAAGATTTGGGCATTGTATAAGGCAAAGTTTGACGACTATGAAAAACTGACCCAAAAAATTAAACACCTAGATTATTGGATTGCGAAGAATGTTTAAAACATCAAATGAATTTTCCTTGCATATTGAGAAGCAAGCACGTGAGCGACGTATGAGTCACATGGATGCTGTTCTGCAATATTGTAAAGAGAACTACTTAGAACCAGAAGACGTTGTTAGATATATTAACAAGTCTTTGAAAGATAAAATTGAAATGGACTTTCGGGATGCTAACATGCTTCCGAAGCAAGCACAGTTAGACGTTTGATATGGATGGCTTCAAAGCATACAAGTATTACATGGCGATAAAACTACACTTCACTTCAAAGAAGTATAACGTTTTTGAGACCCGTGGTAATGTAAAAGGTACTCGTGATGCCTTCAATGCACGAAACGACCGATACATTTTTGAGAAGCTGGGACAAAAGTATGATGATCGAGAAATCATCCAATTCTTTGTTTCCAACTTTGCCTATGGTAATGATACAGCCATCTACGGAAACGGTGAGGCTGAAGAGTTACACTTCGAGTGGCAGAAACGTAAACAAGCCATTACAAAAACCTTTATTGACGACTTGGCGAACGTTATGAATATGTGTGACGTTCACAAGTTTAACACCGATGGTATTTTCAAATGCAAAGACGGTGATTTACCAGTATTGACTTCCATGTTTCTTTCAGGTAAAATAACAATTGAGACATTGAGAATGATCGACGACATTGAACCGTTCGTTGAGTCATGGGAAAACGATCCGTTGATAAAGATCGTATTAGGTGATAAGTTGCTCCGTATTGAAAAGCTCAAAGGGTTTGTAAAATACGACGCAGAAAAAGTCACTAAAGTGTTTAATCATTTTAAAGAAGAACTTTCGCAGTAATATCATGGGTAAGACGTACCACAAACAAGCCACTCGTTATGAAGACGAGGCACCCCAAAAGCGTTCGGGGAAAAATTCCAATAATCGTAAAGGTGGTGGAATGAGAACGCTAAATAGCTATGTTGAGGAAGATTATGATCTCG